TTCTGAGGCCTTCGAGGCGCCCGTATCTGGTGCAATTTCAACGGCTGTTTTATCTAGCAGTGTTGTTCCTGTTGGTTCACCAACAGCATACACATTGGCTGCAGGAACCCATGGTATGGAAAAGGAGATCTTTTGTGCTAGTTCAACTTCTGGTTCAGCCGTTGTTACTGTGACTGGCGGTCGTGGTTTCACAACACTAACATTCACCCATGCCACTGCAGTTGGTGCATATGTTAAATTAAAGAACATTAACAACTTTTGGTATGTAGCTAGTTCCAGAAACGTTACAGTGGCATAATTAAATGGCAGAGATTAAGATATCGCAGCTAGTTGCTGCGTCATCACATGCTGGCGATGATGTTTTTATGATCCTACAGAACGGGATCAATAAGAAAACTGACTTGTCGACTATTATGAGTAATTTAAACTCATACAACAATATCAGAATCAACGCGTCACAAAATGCAATTGCAACAACTATATCATCTAAGAATATAGCAAATTTATTGTATGTCGATGGTGTTTCTGATAAAATTGGAATAGGTACCAACACTTTACGACCACACATTTTAACAGTTAATGGTAGTATTAGTGTTGGTAGTGATTTGTTAGATGGTGTTGTCATTACATCTTCAGAGGAAGTGTTTTGGGTTGCTGGTGATCCAACTAAAGCATTGTCGATAACCAGACAAACATCTCATGTTTCCGTACAGGCTGGTCAAACAGGGTTATTTTCATTAGCCCCAGGATTTGATGGTCAAATAAAAGCAATTACATCAATGACAACTTCAACAGCTAACATTACGTGTGCTGGTTTGGGTGGTGCATTTTCCTCAATTGAATTAAATACAAAAGGTGAAGGTGTCATTCTGGTGTATAAGGGTTCCGGTTCTATAACCGGTTGGACGGTGCTTGGTAATAACGGAGCGGTAATAGCGTAAACTTAAATAAACATTGTGAGAATTCAAGATAATTATATCAAATATTGTATGCTTCATTATGATAATCCTGGCTGCAGTACAGTCGAAGATTTTAATGATGACCTACAGAAAGTTATTCATATAAAGAAGTTGGTTTCAAAAGATTTTAACAAAAGGCTTTTACTGAACCATATAATTGTCCTTCTTAATACTTTTGAAACTAAGGCTGCTGTTACAATGTTGTTTTACAAAATAGATGAAAAGTACTGGCCTATAATTAAAACATATTTTGAGTTTTTAAGTGTCATGCCAGATGTTGTTGAAGATTTGAATATACTATCAAGTGATATACCGCTAGATTCAGAAACTATACAAGAGTTGAGAGCATTATGACAATAGGAGTAGTTCCAAAGGAATTTTTAACAACAAACAACACAATTGACTTGCAGTTGGCAATCCGTGTTGTTAAAGTTATTATGACTCCATTTGAAGATTTGGACGCATACAAACTTGGAATTATCGATAAAAATGGTAATCAACTAAAAAAGTCGTATGAGTTAAAAACAGTTGAAGAAAAGAAGGCATATAGTCCACTAATGAAGATTTTGATTAGGGTAAAGCAGCTTTTTATTCAATACAACGTAAAAAGAGCACAAGCTCAACCCTTTGTTACAATGGCTGGTGCTTTAAAGTATATTAGAGAAAACGAAAATTTCGTTGGTTTTGAGAATTTTATTGATTCGTATAAACCTTCACATGAAGAACTGGAGTTAGTTAAATCAATTTGTGAGGACATGGGAACAACGATAATGAATGTTTCATCGATTCCTCCAACATCAAACACACCAGTTGTGCCTAGTATTAAGAATAAGTACACAGATCGCAATAAAAAACGACGTCCTGGCCCAGATTCCATCACAAATGGTGGTATTGTAAGAAGGTCGGGTACTTAAGGGAAAACGAAAAATTAATAAATAATGAATCAATATATGATTCATAATCAAAGGAGTTGCATAAAATGACATTACTAAGTCCTGGCGTAGAGATTAAAGAGAAAGATTTTTCTGGTATCGTACCAAATGTTGCTACTGGTATCGGTGGTATTGTTGGTAGATTCCTAAAGGGTCCTGTCAATACACCAGTTATGATCAGCAAAGAAGAAGAACTTGTCAATATTTTCGGTAAACCAACAGAAGATAACTATCTTGAATGGTTTACTGCAGCACAGTTCTTACAATACACCAACAAGCTTTGGACAGTTCGTGCAAAGCCTACAAATGCAACAACTGCATATGCTAAAACAGGTACAGTTTCTGGTGTTATTTCTTTCGGTAACCAAGCAGAATTTGATTCTGGAATCGGAACAACAGATACTGATGCTAAGTTCTTTTACCGCGAATTGGGCCAAGCAGGTAACCATGTTGGTGTGATTGTTGTCGATTATGGAACATGGGCTGCATTTAAGTCTTGGGCAGATGGATTGGTAACAACAGGTGAAATGTCTGTATCGTTTGCTGATGGACTTCAATACCAACCTGATACATCAGAATATGTTTTGAAGTATGCAGGCGCAGCTAAGCGAGACGAAGTTCACATTATCATTTTCGATGCGACAGGTCTATACACAGGTACAAAGTATCAGGTTCTTGAGGCATATCAAGGTCTATCAAAAGCATCTGATGCATTAGACTACAAAGGTGAGTCGATTTACTACCCTAATGTACTTAACGTAAAGTCAAAGTATCTTTGGGCTGGTGCCAACTTAAGTACAGATGCAAACGGTACTACCTCTTTGGCTATTGGTTCGGAAACATTCCAAGTAGCAACAGCTGGTACAACATTCGGTTTGTTCTCATTCACATTTAGTGATCCAATTTCTACTTCACCAAACACAGCTGGCTATGCATCCATATTAAAAGACGGTGCGGACGGAATTGCAGCAGATGAAACAGAAATTTTAACATCATACAATGTCTTTACAAACACAGATCTATATGACGTCAATTTGTTCCCAACCGGTGGATACCGTCAAGTTGGTACACTACAGGGGATTTTGAACAACATTGCATACCCAAGAAAAGATGCAATGGTTTTCTATTCTCCTGTTAAGACCGGAACATATGAAGTTATCACAGATCGCAGTGCAACAGCAGTTACAGATATGATCGCATGGAAGAATGCTTTGAATATTGCTGAAACATATGCATCTTATGCAGTATGTGACTCTGGTTACAAGTACATATTTGATCGTTATAACAACAAGTACCGTTGGGTTCCATTGAACGGTGACATTGCTGGTCTATGCGCTCAAGTTGATAGGTTAGCTGATGCTTGGTGGAGCCCTGGTGGTTTCACTCGAGGTGGTATCAAGAACGTCATTAAGTTAGCATTCAACCCTAACCAGTCTCAGCGTGATGTTTTATATCCTCAGTCCATCAACCCCGTTGTTGCATTCCCTGGACAAGGTGTTGTGCTGTTCGGTGATAAGACATTGACAATGAAGCCAAGTGCGTTCGATAGAATCAACGTTCGTCGTTTGTTTATCGTCCTAGAAAAGGCCATTGCAATTGCAGCTAAGTACCAATTGTTTGAGTTCAACGACACATTTACAAGATCTCAGTTCAAGAACATGGTTGAGCCATTCCTTCGTAACATTCAAGGTCGTCGAGGTATTACAGACTTTAAGGTTGTTTGTGACGAAAGTAACAACACTGGTGACGTAATTGATAGATACGAATTTATTGCTAGCATCTACATCAAGCCTGCTCGTTCAATCAACTATATTACTCTCAACTTTATTGCAACTCGTACTGATGTTTCATTTAGTACTCTAGTTGGGCAATAAATAATAAAAGAAATTAAAGGAGAAGCACATGAGCATTTTGGAATTTAAGAGTTCGTTACTTGGTGGTGGCGCTCGTCCAAACCAATTTCGAGTTGAGTTGAATTTTCCTGGGTTTGTTACTAATAGTACGCAAGCTGGTCGTAAAGGCCAGTTTCTTTGCTCGGCAACAGTTCTTCCTGGATCATTTGTCAATGTGGCACCTGTATTCTACAGGGGCCGAGAAGTAAAGTTGGCTGGTGAAAGACAGTTTCAAAACTGGACTGTTACAGTTATTAACGATACTGACTTTGCTATTCACTCGGCATTTGAAAATTGGATGAAGGCTATCAATGATCCAAAAGAAAACATTGGTTTAACTAATCCATTACTATATACAGCTGACATGAATGTTCATCAGCTAGACAGGAATGGTGGTGTTATCAAGTCATACAAAATCGCTGATGCATGGCCTACAAGTATTACTGATATTCAGTTGGCGTTCAATCAGAATGATACTGTTGAAGAGTTCCAAGTTGAATTGGCATACTCCTTCTGGGAAACAACAAACAACCCAACAGCAATCTCCGCAACAGTTGGTATTTCTACTCCAATTGGTGGTATAGGAGTTTCAATATAATCGAGTTTTGGTTTAAAGGGAATATATAATGGATTTATTTGGGTTAACTATTGGGAAGAAAAAACCGGCTGAGGACAAATCAGCCGCGTTTTCTCTTCCCGCGTCGGATGATGGTGCATCTGTTGTAGCACCTACTAGCGGAAGTGCATATTATGGTGTTTATCTAGACGTCGATGGTACTTTAAAATCTGATATTCAACAAATTATCAAATATCGTGAGATGGCATTATTTCCAGAAGTTGATAGTGCAATTCAAGATATTGTCAATGAGGCTGTACCTAACGAAAGTGAGAACGATCAGATAGAGATAATTTTAGACGGTGCTGACATATCTGACCAGTTAAAAGAAAAAATTGTTGATGAATTTAACAACACCCTTGAGTTGTTAGACTACAATTCAAAGAGTTCAGATTTATTCAAAAAGTGGTACGTCGATGGTAGAATTGTCTATCATATCATTGTTGATAAAGCCAATTTGAAGTCTGGTATTGTTGAACTACGACCAGTTGAGGCTACAAAAATTCGTAAGGTCAAGGAAGTTAAAAAAGAGAAAACAGATTTAGGCGTTGATAAAATTGTCGATATTAATGAATATTACCTTTATAACGAGGTTGGATTTGTTGCACAACCACAAGGCCAGCAACCACAAGGCCAGAATTCTGGGGCGGGGTCAAACTCACAAACGATCAAAATAAGTAGTGACGCTATTATTTTTGTTCCGTCAGGTCATTTAGATTATAACACAAATACAGTACTAAGCTATTTGCAAAAGGCGATAAGACCTGCAAATCAGCTAAGGATGTTGGAAGATGCAACAGTAGTTTATTTTATTGCAAGAGCACCTGAGCGTAGAATATTTTACGTTGATGTTGGTAATCTTCCAAAAGGTAAGGCCGAACAGTACGTTAAAGATATTATGAATCGGTATCGTAACAAAATGGTTTATGATGCAAAGACAGGTGAAGTTAGAGATGATAAGAAATACATGTCAATGTTAGAAGATTTCTGGATGCCACGACGTGATGGTGGTAAAGGAACAGAAATTACAACATTAGAAGGTGCAAATAATCAATCATCGATGTTGGAGAACGTTGAGTATTTTAAAAAGAAGTTATTTGAATCATTGAATGTACCTGTTTCAAGAATGCAACCAGAAACCGGGTTTTCTTTGGGACGATCAACAGAAATATCTAGAGATGAAGTTAAGTTTCAGAAGTTCATCAATACATTGCGTAAGAAGTTCTCGATATTATTTTATGAGACATTAAAAACACAACTCATTCTAAAGGGTATTTGTAATGATTTAGAATGGGAAGAATTGAGACAACATGTTTCTTTTAGATTCCAAAAAGACAATTTCTTTGCAGAACTAAAGAATCAAGATATTCTTCAGGCTCGTTTAAATCTTCTAACTGCAGCAAATCAGTTTGCTGGAATTTATTTCAGTAAAGAGAAGATCCAAAAAGACATATTGATGATGACAGATTTAGAAATAGAAGAAGAAAAAGCAAAAATGAAGGCTGAAGAGAATGATAAAACAGCAACAATTTGGGGACAAAATGAATTAAATCAACCACCAATGCCACCTGGTATGATGGGTGATCCTGGTGCAGACCCAGCAGGTGGTGGAGATCCATATGCTCAGGGTGACCCTGAGGCACAATCGGGCGTTGCAGATGATGGTCAGGACTATTCAGATCCTTCACCACAACCACAAAGATGATAAATAATTGAACCGGACAGGAGATTTGAATGAAGACCAATATTGAACAAATGTTTAGTGACTTAGTTGCTAAAGACTTTGATGCTGCTAAGGAGCAGTTTTCATATATCTTGACGCAAAAAGTTGCGGACAAATTAGAAGATGTCAAGGCTGAAGTCGGAAGTTCTTTTATGAATCAAGAAAACGTAACTGAAGGTGTTGGTAGAATGTTAGGCCACCCTGATTCCGAAAGAGGAAAGAAAAATTCAGCAATTCTTCGTAAAAGTGTTGTGGGTAAGGGACAGAAATCAATAAAGTCCACTGGTTACGATGGTTCTGGTGGACCTCCTACAGTTAGGTGGCAATCAGTAGAGACTGGCCGTTATCATGACTCAGAAGAAGATGCAAATAACGATAAGGATTAAAAATGACTGCCACAAAAACAATTATTCAAAACTCTCTTAATAAGACAAGGATTAAGTTTACTGCTACTGCAGCATCAGACACAATCACAATAAATCTTAAAAAGACTGTCACTTTAGCATCTGTTGGTACATCATTAACTTTTGTTGCTGGTGATAACGGGACAGGTAAAATTGTTCGTCAGGCCGGTTCATGGGCAACAGATTTTGCTTCCGCACCAGGTAATAAATTTGTAACCGTTGCTGGTGCAGCTATTGCAACAAATAACAGGACATATTCAGTACTATCAGTTTCAACAACATCAAACGCAAATGATACGATTACGGTTCTTGAAATGACAAAAGCTGAGGTTGCAACTGGTGCAACTGCGACATCTTACGAATCTGATGTTGCAATGCCTGGTCAAACAATTGCAACACCATTAGTTAATATTAGCGGCGTTCAACACACATTGGGCGGTTCATGCACAGTTGTAAGAAATTCGGTTACTGTTGCAGTTCTATTTGGAACGTGGCTAACGTTAAACGATCAAAGTTTTGGTTTTAATGAACAGAATGGTAGTGATATTGTATTGGCAACAGTTACAGCAGGTGGAACAGTAGTAATTGATTTGGCTAAAGTTTCAGGATTCAATGCAGCATATCAATATAGAGACGTTTAAGAGCTGACTAATAAAGGAAATAAAATGAAATTACTAACAGAACTAACCGATCAAAATGTTGAGTGCTTAGTCGAATCGACTAAAACAGGAAAACAATATTACGTTGAAGGTATTTGGGCAAGTGCAAACAAACCTAACCGTAACGGTAGATTTTACCCAGGCGATGTTATGGAATCTGCTCTTGGAAAATATAATGCATCATATGTTTCTCAGAAGCGTGCATTAGGTGAATTAAATCATCCTCAAGGTCCAACAATTAACTTAGATCGTGCATCACACATTATTGAACATCTAAAAATGGATGGTGATAATGTTACTGGTCGTGCAAAAATCATGAGTACACCAATGGGCGAAATTGCTAAGAGTTTAATCGACGAGGGTGTTAAACTAGGTGTTAGTACTCGTGGTTTAGGATCATTAGAAGAAAGCAAGGACGGATATAAAAGAGTCAAAAATGATTTCTTCATTTCGGCAATTGATATTGTATCAGATCCAAGTGGTGAGGGCTGCTGGGTTAATGGTATTTTGGAGTCAGTTGATTACCAAATGTTAGAGGATGGAAGAATTATTCAGTTAGCTGTTGATACAGCTAAGAAAAGAATTAACGAAGAAGTTGCATTATCTGAATTTACACGATTAATTAACCTACTTAAAGGTAATTAATTTGTATTAAACTAATATTGATGGGTGTGTGAAGATTGTATTTGTATAAATAATATATCAAAATAGGAGAATATCCAATGACCCTCGAGGAAAAAATTAAAGCCTTAATGGAAAGTAAGCAAGGAACAGAAGTTCTATCTGAAGATTCTATTGAGCAGCTAGACGAAAAAGCAAAAGAAACCATCGAAACAAAGGGTGGTGCTACAATTACCGACGAAGACGATTCTGACGACGAAGATAAGGATGATTCCGAAGACGACGATTCAGAAGAAGACGACGATTCAGAAGGTGATGACACAGAATATTCTCAGGATCCAGGCGAAACAAAGAAGAATAAAGCAGCTGTTGCAGAAGGACTTGATCCTTTTGGTAGTTTAGATGCTGCCCCTGGTGAAGAGAATGCTAGTTCTAGGAATTCAAAGTTGAAGTCTGGTCTTTCTCGCAAGGATGACGCTGGTCAGGGTAAGTTGAAAGATGGTGTATCTGCTGACAAGCAAGATGATAACGGAGACAATGCTCGCTTGAAGGCTGGTGCAGGTAAGAAAGAATCAACAGGTAAGTTGTCAGATGGTGCAACTGGATCTGGAACAAACGCAGACGTAGATCGCAATGATGCAGGTACAGACCTTCAAAAGGGTGCTAACAAGAACCCAGTTGGAGTTAAAGAGCACATGACAGCATTATTTGCTGGCGAAGAATTGTCAGAAGAGTTTCAATTGAAGGCAGCAACAATTTTTGAAGCAGCGGTTGAACAAGTTGCTCAGTCAAGAATTGATGCATTACAAGAAGAATATGCTCAAGAGATTATTCGTCTTGAGGAAGAACAGCAGCAGCTAGTAGAAGCAGCAGTTGAAGAAGTAAGGGATGATTTGGTTGAACAGGTTGATGGGTTCCTAAACTTTGTTGTGGAACAGTGGATTGAAGAAAACCAAGTTGCTCTAGAAAGCGGGATGAAAGTTGAATTAGTGAACGGATTTATTGATGGTCTCAAGACGTTGTTCGCAGAACATTACGTCGATATTCCCGAAGACAAGTTAGATGTAATCGAAGAACAATCTGCAGAGATTGATCAATTGTCAGAAACAACAGAAACACTTACAGCATACGTTGGTGAATTAGAAGCAGAATTGAATTCACTAAAGGCTCAGCTAGTGTTTGAATCAGTTGCTGATGAATTGACAGACATTCAAGCAGAGAAGTTCAAGGAATTGGTTGAGAATGTTGAATTTTCAACCGTCGAAGAATATGCTGGTAAGCTACAAACATTGAAGGAGTCATATTTCCTACAAGGTCGCACAGCACCAGTAACAACTTTGACAGAAACCGTCAGTGATAGCATAACAGAAACCAAAGTAATGGATGCGTATGTTGATGCTGTCGCAAAAAATTTAAAGTTTAAATAATTCAAAGGAGCAATACACAATGCTAACACAAACACAACTAAATGAGAAGTGGAGTCCAATTCTTGACCACGCTGATCTACCTCCATTGTCTGATGCACACCGCCGTGCTACAACTGCTGTTCTCTTAGAGAACACAGAAACAGCACTACGCGAAGAGCGTCAGTCACTAATGGAAGCATCCACAATTGGTGCTTTCGATGGTGCAACAGGTTCTGTTGCTAAGGGTTATGATCCAGTTCTTATCGGTCTAGTCCGCCGTGCAATGCCACAACTAATCGCTTATGACATCTGCGGCGTTCAGCCAATGACAGCACCAAGCGGTCTAGTTTTCGCATTGAAGTCGATGTATGTCGATTCCGCAACAGCAGCTAGCCGTACAGAGGCTCTATTCAACGAAGCTCACTCTGGTTTCTCAGGTGATGCAGGTAAGGGTCTAAACAGGACAACTGCAGTTGCAGGTTCCGCAGCAGGTAACGGTGGTACAAGCCCAGTTGCAGCAACAGACGGTCTATCCCCATGGGATGCATCACCAGGCCAGTTCACAAACAATGGTGGTATGGCTACAGCAGATGCTGAAAGTCTAAACCCACAGGAAATGTCATTCTACATCGACAAGTTCACTGTAACTGCTAAGAGCCGTGCTCTAAAGGCAGAATACAGCATCGAACTTGCACAAGACCTTAAGGCAGTTCATGGTCTAGATGCAGAAGGTGAACTAAGCAACATTCTATCGAATGAAATCCTTGCTGAAATCAACCGTGAAGTTATCCGCACAGTCTATAAGATTGCTAAGACAGGTGCTGAACTAACAACAACACCAGGTACATTCGACCTAGACGTCGATGCAAACGGTCGTTGGTCTGTTGAACGTTTCAAGGGTCTAATGTTCCAAATCGAGCGCGAAGCTAACCGTGTTGCACAAACAACACGTAGGGGACGTGCAAACTTCATCCTTTGCTCTGCAGACGTTGCTTCTGCATTGTCAATGTGTGGAGTTCTAGATACAGGCAAGGCTCTTGGTGGTGGTTCATTGAATGTTGATGATTCATCCACAACCTTCGCAGGTACATTGAATGGTAAGTACAAAGTGTACATCGACCCATACATGGCAAACGGATCTAACGATCAGTTCTGCGTAGTTGGATATCGTGGTACATCAGCGTTTGATGCAGGTCTTTTCTACTGCCCATACGTTCCACTACAGTTGATGCGTGCTGTTGACCCAACAACCTTCCAGCCAAAAATCGGCTTCAAGACACGTTACGGTCTAGTTTCACACCCATTAAGCGGTGACGCAGCAACCCTAGGTGCAGCTTCAAACTTCTATTTCCGCATTTTCAAGGTTTCAAACATTGCGTAATTAGTAGTCGCAACAAACAAAACGGGGGCTTCGGTCCCCGTTTTTACGCATATAAATATATGATAATATCAAAAAGGATCATGTATGGCACAAGAATGTGATGTTGTAGGTACTTTACTAATGCCAGATGGTAGTCCAGCGTCTTATGACGGTCTTTTGAATTCTGGGTTCAGACTATCATTTATCAAACTACCTTGGATGTCAATGTTTCTACAAGCTGCAACTGTACCTTCTGTTAGTGTTACAGAAGTGAAGTTTCCTACTCGATATGCAGACATCAATGAAATCGGTGAGAAAATGAGCTACGGCGACTTTAATTGTACCTTCATGGTAGATAAGAACATGAAGAACTATAAAGAAATCTTTAATTGGATGAGGAGAATGACTGTAGCTGGAACAGCAATTAATGAAGTTGATAATCCAGTCCTTATCATCAACAACAAGGAAACATTTAGATTTGTTGGCGCTTGGCCTTCTTCTGTTTCAAATTTGAATTTTGTTTCAAATGTGTCAGAACCAACATACCTTACAGCTGATGTCTCTTTTAACTTTGATTACATGGAATTTGTCGAATCACCATTCCATGAAACAAATCCCTAATCGACTGAATCAATACAATAGACTACTTGCAAAAGAGGGACATAGATCATACTACAGTGATCTTGCCTTTTTGTCAAATTTATTTTCATTTGATTTTTAAAGTATGTGTTGTTATAATATGACTAATATGCAAATTATGTGAGGAGCAATCATGGTTTCTGTTGAAAAAGTGTTGGATGAGTGGAAGCAAGATTCTGTTATGAATGAGGCCAAAATAAACTTGGAACTCTTAAAGTCACCGATGCTTCATGCAAAATACCTCGAGTATTTTGTGTATTTTAAAGCTAAATTGGCTGCAGCCGAGAAGAAGCATAACAAAATGATGTGGGTCAAAAGAAAATATTGGCGAGGTGAAATGGAACTTGCTGATCTACAGAAATATGGGTGGTCACAATGGCAAGGTCTGAAACCATCAAGTAGTGAATTGAATCAGTTACTTGAAATGGATACAGATATGAATGATTTGGCTGAAGTTGTTGCCACATATAAAACAGCCGTTGCTGCGACCGAATATGTTATGAAACAAATTCAAGGAAGAGACTGGGCATTGAAATCTTTAATTGAATATAACAAATATCTATCAGGTAATTAATGGTTGACGTAAAAATAAGAAAACTGAATGAAGTGTACCTTCATTTAGATTGTGATTTGGGAATTCTTTATGAGTTAGAACCTTTATTTACGTTTGAAGTGCCTGGTGCCAAATATTCCCCGAAGTTTAAAATGAAAGTTTGGGACGGAAAGATAAAACTTCTGTCTATCTACAAACGCAGGTTGTACGTTGGTTTGTTAGATATGCTTTGTCAAAAATTGACAAGTTTGGGTTATACATACGAAGTTCTGTTTGAAACTGTTGATACAACAATAACACCAGAAGTTGTTGCCGAGCATGTAAAAAGTTTGAATTTGAAAACTCAAGACAAAGATTTGGTTCTTCGTGACTACCAATATGTGGCTGTCCATGCAGCATTGAAGTACAGACGAAGAACGTTACTGTCACCAACCGCGTCAGGAAAATCGGCTCTTATTTACATATTGGTTAGATGGTTTCTTGAGAATGATATGCGGGTCTTAGTTATCGTCCCCTCTACATCTCTTATATACCAAATGATCGGTGACTTTGATGATTATAGTCAAGCTGATGAATGGAATGCCGAAAAGAATTGCCATGTCATTATGAGTGGTAAAAGTAAAATAACTAATAAAGATGTTACCGTCAGCACATGGCAGTCATTACAAAATGAAAAAGTTTCAGAAGAATGGCTTAATGGTTATGATGCTGTTATTGTAGATGAAGCACACGGAAGTAAGGCAGCCGAATTAACAAAAATTTTGGAAACAGCAACGGGTGTTCAATACAGGTTGGGATTCACAGGTTCTTTAGATCAATCAAAAACAAATCAATTAGTTATTCAAGGTTTGTTTGGTACAATAACCAAAGTGACAACAACTCGCCAACTAATTGATGACGGCCATGTTTCTGATATTGAACTTAAATGTTTGGTACTCAAATACAACAAACAGTCTGCGAAAATTGTTAGTCATTTGGACTATCAAAAAGAAATTGACTTCATTGTGTCACATGAAAAGAGAAACAAATTCATTAAGAATTTAGCTTTATCAACAAAGGGGAACACTTTAGTTCTATATACATTGATTGAAAAGCATGGTGATATTCTTTTTGACCTTTTGAAAGATAATCCAGAGGGTCGAGAGGTGTATTATATCCATGGTGGTGTTGATGCAGAAGATCGAGATGCCGTCCGTGCCATTATTGAAAAGTCTGACAATGCGATTGTTTTAGCATCAGTTGGTACATTTTCGCAAGGTATTAATATCAAAAAGATTCATAATTTGGTGTTTGCTTCTCCAACAAAGTCAATAATCAGAGTGTTGCAATCGCTAGGCCGCGGTTTGCGATTGGCTGAAGGAAAAAGTGTGGTCAATGTTTATGATATATCAGATTTAATATATAAAACAAAAACGAAACAAAACTACACATATACTCATTTGATCGAAAGACTCAAAATATATTCTGGTCAAGAATTTCACTACAAAATAATAGAGGTACCAATTGAATAATATCCCATACCGTTGTATTAAGTTAAACTCAGGTGATACTCTTTTTTCTGAAGTGTTGGGTGAGGAACGAGACAAAACAATACTGTGTAATCCGTTGTTGATTATTTCAGACAAAGAAAATGAACTGGCTATGGTACCTTGGGTTCCATACTCAGATAATGCCATTGTGGATATTTCATCGAACGCAATCATATTGTCCCAGCCTTTGAGCAAACAATTTTTTGAGTATTATGGTAAGGTTGTGATACAATTAGAAATAAACAGAATAAAGTACAGGATGATGGATTCCATTCAAGATAAGAGTGGCGACATTGCGGTTGAAGTCTTCCTAGAAGGTTTAAATGAAATTAAACAGGTTTGTGATGACCTGTCTAAAAAGTTTGGTGTTGAACCTCCCGATTTCTCTGAATTTGAATCGATGGTACAAAAACAAAAATCAAACATTGTTTTACATTAGGAGGTATTATGAGTGATGGACAAGTCGTAGTTGAAAAGCAAGTTAAAATTTCCCCAAAACTAAAACCACATTATGTATCGAACCCAGAACTTTATAAAGCATATTGTGAGTGGTACATCAAGATTATTGAAGCCGAGGCCGAGTCCAGACCGCCACCAGACGTACCAAAATATATTGCAGAGTCTATTATAAAAATATGTACTCGATTAGCATACAGACCAAACTTTATCAATTACAGCTTTAGAGAGGATATGATAGGAGATGCAATCGAAAATTGTATTAGAACAGTTAAGAACTTTAATCCAGAACAGTCAACCAACCCTTTCTCATTCATAACAACAATTGCTTATAATGCTTTTTTGCGAAGAATTGCTGCTGAACATAAACAAACATTTGTGAAAGCAAAATTGATTTCTGAATTACCAATGGATGAGTTGATGGATGTGCAAGATCATGATGAAGAAACAATGCAACATCATAGTCAGTTCATTGACTTTTTGAGAGAAAATAGTTACATTATTAACGCAACTGAACCTGTAAAGAAAAGGAAGAAACTTTTACATGAAGAAGAGGAATCATTAGATACTCTTTTCAGTGACGATATTCCCCCAACGAAAGAGTAATTCATGAGTAAAATTGCTATTGTCACCGATGTTCATATCGGTGTTAGGAACGCATCACAAACTTTTGCTGAGTTCCAATTAAAATTCTTTGAAGAGTCATTTTTCCCGCATATGAAGAAGAACAAAATAGACACAGTTCTTTGTTGTGGTGATTTGTTCGATACGCGGAAGTTTAGTAACCACGTAATTTTAGATATGTGGAATAAAAGGTTCTTTGATTATATGGAAAAGGAAGGTATTACATTCCATTTGATTTTGGGTAACCACGATCTAGCATTGAGAAATTCTTTGGAGATAAATTCCCCAACGTTGTTTTTGTCAAAGTATAAAAATGTAATCATTTACGATAAACCCACAGAAGTTTCTTTTGATGGAACAGATGTTATTTTGGTTCCATGGATATGTTCTTCAAATTATGCAGAAACTTTAAGTGCCGTCAAAAAATCAAAAGCTCAAATCATGTTTGGTCATTTAGAACTGGCAAATTTTGAGATGCATAAAGGACAAGTTCAACATGAAGGAATGGATGCTAAACTTTTCAGTCGTTTTGAGGCTGTTTATTCTGGTCATTATCACCACCGTAGCAGTAGCGGGAATATTAATTATCTCGGTTGTCCGATGGAGTTTACTTGGATTGATTACAATGATCCAAAAGGTTTTCACATCTTCGATCCCAAAAAGAGAGAAATGAAGTTTCATAAAAACCCATTCACTATGTTCAATAAAGTGTTTTATGACGATAAGAAAAAGCCAGACAATTATTGGAAAACTTTATCATTGGATGGATTTGAAAACACTTATGTTAAAGTTGTAGTTGTGAATAAAACAGATCCATATCAATTTGATAGATTTTTGGATAAATGTTACAATGCAAATTTGTCAGATTTAAAAATCATAGAGGACTTCTCTGATATTGATTCTGACTCTGTAGATGACGAGGATTTAGAACTTGAGGATACTATGTCATTAACCGATACATACATCGATTCAATTGATGTTGTTGGTGATAAAGATAAGTTGAAGTCGTTAATGAAGTCTCTTTACACCGAAGCACTGGAGGTAGTTGACTAATGATTTTGTTCAAAAATGTAACATATCAAAATTTTCTGGCCGTTGGTAGTGCACCAATATCAATTGATTTGAGCAGACACCACACAACATTAATTACAGCAACAAATGGAGCAGGTAAAACAACAATTTTAGATGCAGTTTGTTTTGGTTTGTATGGAAAAGCATATCGAAACATCAACAAACCAGCTTTGATCAATTCTATCAACCAAAAGAAAACGTTAGTTACAATTACGTTTGATATTGGTAAGAAGAAATATAAAGTTGTTCGCGGTATGAAACCTAATGTGTTTGAGATTTGGTGTAATGATAAAATGATCAACCAAGATCCAAATAATAGGGATTATCAGAAAATTCTTGAGACACAAATTCTCAAAATGAATTACCGAGCATTCACACAAGTTGTAGTTATGGGTTCATCTTCATATGTGCCTTTTATGAAGCTTCGCCCGCATGAGCGTAGAGAGTTCATCGAAGATTTACTCGACATTAAAGTGTTTTCTGTTATGAGTAAACTTTTGGCTTTGAAGATTAAAGAATCAAAAGAGAGGTATCGAGAAATTGAGTTGGAGATAAAGTCAACAAAAGAAATGATCGAACTTCAAGAAGCTTTTGTTAAATCAAGGAAAGAAGAGAGATCAAATACACTAGCCAAAATAACAAAAGACATCCAAGCTGCCCAAAAAGAAATCACAAAAGAAAAGGTCGAAATAAAGAAAATCGAGGAACAGTTACAGAAACATCAAGAACATTTGAATAGTTTTGCTGATTTGAATGAGCAGCTTTCCGACTTGAGAATTAAAAACAAAAACATTCAATCGACAATTGATGAACACGATTCACAAAAGAATTTTTATGAATCAATTGAAGAATGTCCGACTTGCAAGCAGTCCATTGGTGACGATCATAGAAGTCATATCATTAGTTCTATTGAGAATGTTGTTTCCTCACATTCACAAGAGTTAGCTGACATTCAAGAGAAATTGAGGAAGTTGCAAGTGAAGATGAAGGATTACAATGACACATTAGAGAAAATTACCAATCTCCAAAGTAAAATTTCTACTCACAATCAAAACATTCATGGTAACAATCTTGTTGTGCAGAAATATGAAAAAGAGTATGCATCGTTGGAGAACGACACTACAAACATTGATGACGATAAGAAGAAATTGCGGGCAATGGCAAGGAAGGTTATTGTGTTGGATGAACAACGTCGCAACAATATCGATGAACAGCAATATCAGTCGATTGCATCTTTACTGTTGCAAGATAGTGGAATTAAAGCAAAAATCATCAAGCAGTATATCCCTATCATTAACAAACAAATCAATAAGTATCTGAACGCATTGGACTTCTTTTGTAATTTCAATTTGGATGAAAATTTCAATGAAATTGTTAAATCGCGATACCGTGATGAGTTCACTTACGATTCGTTTAGTGAAGGTGAAAAGATGAGAATTGACCTTGCACTTGTTTTTGCGTGGCGCGATGTTGCTAGAATGAAGAATTCGGTCAATACGAATCTTGTCATAATGGATGAATTGTTAGACAGCTCATTAGATCAAGTTGGAATGGAATTATGTATAAACTTGTTATATGGTTTGAAAGATACTAATGTTTTTGTCATATCACATAGAGAATCGATTGCTGATAAGTTTATTAGCACAATCAAGTTTGTGAAGAAGAACAATTTTACTACATTCGATGTCTAGTAAAATCAAGTAGTTACGCGGTATTTTTGACAAAAATGATGACTTAATGTAAACTTGTACCAAATGTGTAGTATTATATGATGAAAGGAATTTATGAAAATTGGTTTCGAGTTTGAGTTTTTGCACCAACTGTATGACGATGAAATTATTGATGATTTGGGTAAAAAGTACCAAATAGTAGTCGATCCATCAGTTAGGTACGATGAAAAGTGCTTGAAACGTGATGGGTGGAATCGATGGGAAATTATAACTCCGCCGGAGTCACCTAACAAAGCATTTAAGACTTTAAGGACAGTTCAATCATACTTGATTAACACAGACGCAAGAACTAACACTTCTTGCGGTTTTCACGTTAATGTATCAGAAACGAATATGAATAAATTTGATCCTACAACCCTAATATCTGTAACAGATGAGGCCTTAATCGGAAACACATTCAATCGTGCTGATAACCCATACTGTTTGTCTTGGACGTTTTATTTCGATAAACTGTGGAAGAAGATAAATAGATCAGAGAAGTTTGACAAAAATGAAAAGATGATTGATAATGCAACTGTACTGATAAATTCCAGTGCATACGGAGACTGGATAAACGATGAATATAAGTATGCACAAAGAGTCTCAAAAGAGATCACAGATAAGTATGTTTCAATAAATGTTTCAAAGTTACATTACAATTATGTCGAGTTCAGAATGATTGGTGGTACCAATTACCATTGTAAAATGTTAGAACCTTTTGTTCATCATTTTACCGAAGGTGTGACATATGCAGCAAAAGGGAAAAACAAAAGTGTTATCGAAGGTTATTTTAATCAATATGGAGAATGCTAACATGTTCATGCGAATGATACGAGATATTTTCAATGTCAAAGTCGAACCTACGAATGTTGTGGATGTCGATGAAGAAATGAGAGTCCTTGGTGAGAGGTTAGAAGCAAAACGACAAAAAGCAATTGAGGCAATGGGTGAAAAGTGGATCCTTCATCCAAATAACCATGTTAAGAAGCAAGATGTGGCAGCAAATTCTTTGGGGTTTAAGACTGCATGAATGAAATTTTACCGTTTCAAAAACATCCAGGTGTAATGATTGACTTGGAGACATTATCAACAGAGTCTAATGCTGCTGTTGTTTCAATTGGTGCTGTGAGATTCACATATGATATGGGAATTCAAAGTAGGTTCAAAGTAAATATTTCTGGTCATGATTGTCACAAACACAAACTACATCTTTGTCCCGAAACAATCGATTGGTGGTCAAAGCAATCTAAGGATGCAATTGCAGCATGGAAAACCAATCCTCAGTCGTTAGAAGATGGTATTTCGATGTTTATGGATTGGTGGGGTGATAGACCTAATGATTGGTTTTACTGTAACGGTCTTTCTTTTGATGCCCCAATTCTAAGAAATGCAATTCAAGCGGTGGGTAAGAAACCACCTTGGCATTTCAGAAACGAAATGGATCTTCGCACTATATACAACATGATTGGTTACGATAAGAGAAAGCGAGGTTTAGATTCAGATACAACCTTATTGTACCATGATGCTCTAGCCGATGCTGAATATCAAACAAAAGAGTTACTAGAGTTGTTTGAAACCATCCCTTTTTAAGTTGACATAATATACGTCTTGTGTCATAATGTATTTCCAATAGAATAAGGAGAAAATATGTCAATATCTGACACCATTACTGCTCGCATTAAAACCGCGAACGGAAGATTTTTGTGTAATGATAATATCTCAGATTTCATTAAAGACGAAAATGAGCTACATCTTCTGCAAGAGGAAGTTGCAGAGAAGATGCAAGCCGTTTTAGAATCTCTTGTTATCGACACAGACAATGATCACAACACACACGACACAGCACGTCGAGTTGCAAAAATGTTCATCAAAGAAATATTCTCTGGTCGATATGTTGCAAGTCCAAAAATTACATCGTTCCCAAACGCTCAATCATATGACCAACTTTATATTGTTGGGCCAATTGATGTTAGAAGCACTTGCGCTCACCATTTTCAAAATATCGTTGGTAGTGCATGGGTCGGTGTTTTCCCTGGTAAAAATGTAATTGGTTTGAGTAAATTTAATCGAATTGTTGATCATATTGCGTCTCGACCACAAATTCAAGAAGAAATGACAGTGCAAATTGCAAACGAGATCGAGCGCATTACTGATGCAGAAGGAATTGCAGTTGTTGTTAAAGCTGAACATATGTGTATGACGCATAGAGGTGTGAAGGCACATGAATCTGATATGGTGACAAGTGTTATGCGTGGTGCATTGAGGGATCAACCTAAACTTCGTGATGAATTTTTCTCCTTGCTACAAGGTATGAAAGGTTACAGGTCGTGATTTTTGAATATATAGCAAGTGGACTTAGTTTCGTTCATAAAAACACATTTGATCGAACTAATGCTCCTGATCTGTGTGATAAGTTGGTCGACATGACTGATAGAATGGTTGCACAGTGGCCTAACCACAAATATGGTGTTCTATTCAATGCATATACTGAAAAATCAACAGTGCAAAGTGTTGTTGATGTTTTTGGTAAATACACAGTGCAGGCAGACTCTGGTGGTTTGCAGATGATGACTCTGGCTCATGGAAGTATCACAGATGAGGCCAAAGATAAAATTTATAGAATTCAAGCCAAATATGCAACCATTGGTATGTCATTCGATGAAATACCTGTCAAAATTATCGGTGAACGTGCAGAAATCCACGATATGGGAACAAAGTACTTTGATCCATCTATGATTAGGGACTGTGCAATAGCATCTGGTAAGAACTTAACAAGACAGATTGAAGTGTATTTGGAAGAAAAGTCGAAATGCAAACCTTTGATGATTATTCAAGGTAATTGTATGGAGACGTATAAACAATGGACAGATATTATCATTAATGAGGTTCCGAAAAAATATTGGAAGTACATTGGTGGAATATCTAGTAGTTCCTTCTCATTAGGTAATGGGTTGTTACAAGACGTTGAGAGAGCATTCACATTAACACAATTGGATATACCAGAACATATTAGTAAACATGTCCATTTACTGGGTGTTGGTGCAATGAACCGATTGATACCTGCAATTCAATTTCGTAGGTCAGGCCTTTTCACTGATGATATGCTTTTTTCTTATGATTCGACAAAACACACTGGTGGTGTCATTCGAGGCCAATATCAGCAAGATTCTCAAATTGTTCAGTTGAGAAGGACTCGCTGTCCTAAATTTCATCTTGCATATGAAAAAATTGCAGACTTCAGTAAGAATGTACTTAAATTTGATATGACGGAAGATGATTTTTATATGGTCATCATTCGATCTAATTTGGAATGGACTGATAAGTATGGTTCTAGTACAGCAAGAATGTTGGAACGGAATGCAACAGCTTATGCTTTTATGTTGTATTCTGTAAATGAAACAATGAAAGCGACAGAAAGAATGATGGCTGATGAAAAGTATATCACCAACATCATTCGAGGTGTAGAGCCCGAAAACCTTTTTGCATTATCCAAAATAAAAACAGTAGAAGATTATAATAGTTGGATGAGGCACGCAGGGCGGCATGTTCCTTCTAAAACAGTTAGGAATAAAGAAAAATTTGCAACCTTAGAGGAGTTCTTTTAATATGGAAACTAAGAAGATTTTGCAGGCCAAAGATAGAATTTTTAATTACTGTGGTTTTGCGTTGTCTGAGGTTTTTGTTGGTCATTCAGGCGGCAAAGACTCATGTGTTATTCATCATTTAACGAAAAGTGTTTTCGGTGATGATGTTAGGGTGGTACATAACGTCAAACCAATGTTAGGTACTAGTGGTGATCCAGTTGCTGCTTTGACAGAAATGCATCCAGAAACATTAGTTTTTCTTTATGAAACTGTCTGTAGAAACTATAAGGTTCATTTTATGCACTCTAGTCAAATGCCCGAGTTTGTTGTTGCTAATGGGTTGCGTTGTCAAATTGATGGCGCAAGAATAGCTGAAGCAAGTCGTCCGGGAAAAAGTTCTGATATTATTAGAGATGGTAAAAATGTAAATCGCAGTTTGATGAACGAATTTGAACCTAATGGTATTTTTGGTTTGAATATTTGTTATCCAATTTTAGATTGGTCAGATGAAGACGTTTTTGATTATCTACATTTCTTTAAACTACCATTTAGTGACGAATATAGAAAAAACGGCGAGTATGATTCTTGGAAATGGAAAAAGACACATGAGTGATAAGTATGTGATTTTTGCACCTCACATTGATGATGAGGTTATTGGTTGTTTCAGATTACTCGAATCGCGAGTTGTGTCAAAAGTTTATTATTTCTATGACATAACAGATGCAAGAAAGTCTGAGGCAATTAATTGTGCGGCACATTATGGTTTTGAACCAATTTTTGTTGGGCAAGTTGCTAGTTCTGCCCTTAACATTCCCTCTGATGTTATTATCTTGGCTCCGAATATCTCTGATAACCATCCACATCACAAAGAGATTAATCGGTTAGCTAAAAGCCTTAGCAACAAAAAGAAATATTATTCAGTTGATATGGTCGGTAGGTTTGATGTATTGAGTTTGATGGAACAGGCTCGGAAGAAGATTGCGTTGAACAATCTTTTTCCAAGTCAACAAGCACTTTTTACGAATGAAAAATATTACTTGTTTGAATCGCTTGTTGAAGAAGACATGTTGAAAATGATTTGGGTCACATTCCAGCGAAAAGGTTTTCATCGTTTTGATAAAGCTGCAATTAGTCCAACACTACAAGATGTAAATTACTTATCTTATAAGCACAGGCATCTTTTTAAGTTTAAAGTGTCAATTGAAGTTTCGCATTCTGATAGAGAAATTGAGTTCCATCAATTTCTAAATTGGTTGGAGTCGTTATATGACGGAACATTAGAATTAGACTTTAAGAGTTGTGAGATGTTGGCTGATGAACTTGCATTTATTATAGGTAAACGTTATAATAAACGAAAGCTTATAATTGAGATTTCTGAAGATGGAGAATGTGGTTGCACTTGTGAGTATATGATATGAAAATTGGATTAGAGTGTGAAGGTGAGTTTAAAGGTCTTAGAACATTATTTTTAGATAGTGATGAGATGTCTGCCGCTATCAGTAAGAAAAACGACCCTGGCCCAAATAAAGCATTTGTTAAGATTCTTAGAATGGAAGTTGAACAAATCTATATTTGTGATCACGATAATTTTCTTGACTTGTATTGCCAGGAATTGGAAATATTAGCAGCACAAAAGAAACGGATCACTGTAGAAAGAACTGTGTTTCATGGAGCCCCGTTTTATATCAATGTCATGCTTTATGTGCAATGTGGTTCTTTTTGGAATTTAAGGGGTCAAGACCAAATTAAATTTGAAAAAGAACTGAACGTGTATTCAATTCAAAAGAGTTCGATGATATATACTGCACCGGTTGAATTTTCTAGTGACGTGCCGCTGAAAGGAATTTTAGATGACTAAACTATATTATGTACCAATTGAACCGTTGGAAGAGCGATACACAAAACAATGGTATGACAATTTCCCAGTAGATTTTCGTGACGCGGGTTATGATGTTGAAGTGATTGATGGAACTCCGTTATCTAATCATGTTGGTGTTGGTACTTTCCTTGATATTAACTCAACCATTGCATATAAAAATAGTCAGTTCATAAAGATCGCAAGTTTGTTCCATAACGGTCAAGTTAAAGATGGTAGTATATTCTTTTTTGGTGATATGGAATTTTGGGGGTTGGAAAGTCTGCGTTTGATGGCGGATATGAACAAAGTTAAAATTAGAATTTACGCTTTTCTACATGCAGCATCATACACAATTCAAGATGCATTTGCTATTGCAGAACCATATCAGCAATATACAGAAATTGGTTGGGCAGTAGCATGTGATGGTATTTTTGTGGGATCTCAATATCACAAAGATGCGTTTTACTCTCGTCGTGTTGCTCCGTTAGCATTGACAAAACAGAAGAATGAAATCAGAAATAAAATTGTTGTTACTGGAAATCCACTTTTTAGTAATGAGTTCCCAGAGTTTTCCTCCAAAAAGAGGAACCAAATAATTATTTCAAATAGATTCGATTGGGAGAAACGACCGAACCTTAGTCTAGATTTTGCAATTGTTTTAAAAAGAAAACATCCAGATTGGAAGATCATTGTTACAACATCCAGGAAAGAATTTAAGTCTAATAAGCAATGGTTGGTTGATTATGCTCGTGCTCTAGAAGAGGCCGGCGTAATTTCGGTTTATTCTGGACTAACAAAATATGAATATTATAAAGCTTTGGCTGAGAGCAAGGTTATGCTCAGTAACAGTATTGAAGAAAATTTTGGTTATTGTATTGCCGAGGCACTGGTGTATAACACCTATCCTATGCTAAGGAATGCACTATCACATCCAGAATTGGTTGAGGATGATCCGCGTTTGTTGTTCAATGACGAGGACGAGATTGTGTCGAAAATTGAAAGGTTGATGGGTTCGACTTTCGACGTGACTAAGTATGCAACCAAGTACATCAACACTCCAATGGAAAAAATGCTAGAAAAAATGACTAAAGATCAATAAGTTACATCAATTATTGATTTTTGGTTAATTTTTGTGTTACAATGAATGAACACCAATATAGTTTGGAGATCAAAATATGAGTCAATATATCGTAGGGAGTCACATTCATTATGGGACTTATGGCCGACAAATGGAGGTGAATGAGGATGGTGATGAAATTCAAACCAAAGTCGAAGTCGTCAAAAGAAGTAAGCGAGGCCGACCCAGAAAAGATGAATCGTCTGAGGGTAGTAAATTTTTCGTAAATCCAGATATGTATAAAGCATTTGGTTTGCTCTAAAAATGAGTAAAAAGATGAAGCGTGAATTGAAGGAGCTCGACCGCCTCATTAGTGCCTTCGAGAAGATTCATCAAGACTATCCCAAAGGCGGGTATGATGAAAATCTGGCCAAACTGAAGAATGATCGTGCTGAATTAGCAAACAAAATCGGGAGAAAAAGTAAATGATGGAAGTTCAGAAGTTCATAAAAGAACGTGGTTGGAACGCACTCAAGGAAGAATTGTTTATCGAGGTTCGTGAGTACGACAATGGCCTACGCGTGCTGAACTATTCTATGATTGAATCACCAAAAATGCATCCTGTTGTTATGGAATGCCGAGCATTAAAGCTCGATTCCGACGCGAACATTGTGTCACGTGCATTTAACCGTTTCTTCAATTACGGTGAAGCTGATACTCTCGACTTCGATTTCTCCAATTGCACCGTTTGGGAAAAGGCTGATGGTTCGCTTTGCCCAGTATATTGGTGCCCACAGACTAACCGTTGGGAGATTTCGACTCGTGGAACTGGTTTCGCGGAAGCAAACCACGTCTGGGGCACAAAGACTAACTGCACTTTTCGTGAAGCGATTCTTGAGGCTATGCAGTTGACGGAAGATCAGTTTCAGTCTGCAATGCTCACTTTTCCGACAGACTCGACGTATGTTATGGAATATATTTCTCCATTCAACCGGATTGTTACACCGTATCCAGAACCAAAAATGGTGTTGTTGGCTATCGTATGTTTGGATGGTTGGGAAGAACCGCCTGGCGCATTGCGGCACTATTGCGACCGGTTCAACAATGTCGGTATGAATGTTCGTATGCCAAAGACATATCAAGTTAAGAACGGTGACGAACTTCGTGCATTGGCTGAGTCGCTTGACAACTTGCAAGAAGGTTTTGTTGTGCAGGATTACAACACAAGCAAGCGCATCAAATGTAAGTCGTCGCATTATGTTCTTGTGCATCAGATGCGTGGTAATGGCGCACCAACAATGAATAACCTTCTTGAACTGGTTGCGAAGAATGAACAGGACGAATTGCTTGCATACTTTCCTGAGTATAAGCAATTTATCGAGCCAGTTGAAATGGCTATGGCCGAGTTGTTGGAAACCGCTGCGGTTGTGTATGATGCAACAAAGCACCTTGAAACACAAAAAGATTTTGCTTTGGCAGTGAAAGATTCAATGACAGCACCTGTCTTGTTCAGAGCACGAAAAGATGGTGTTACACCAGAACATGCGTATAAATCAATGGAGGTTTCGCAACGTGTTAAACTTTTGGAGCGATTTGTATGAGCGATAAACCTTATATCGAGGAAACGGTTACCACAGTTAAAGTTGTTAGACACTACAACCCAGAATACGGTGATGATCGAATGTGTGTTTGTGGTCATCCGTATTATCGACATTTTGACACTTACGAAGATATGTATCCGGTTGGTTGCAAATACTGTGAGTGTGGATATTTTGAGGAAAAGAAATGAGGTTCTATACTATTACAACCCAACCGAACGGATGGTATCATTGCCCGCATTGTGTTGCATTAATTAGAGGTAAACTTGCATTTATAGAACATCTTGAAAAGGACCATGAATGAAAGCAATTGTAACTGTTGGTGTTTCTGCGTCAGGTAAGACGACCTGGGCAAAGAACTTTGCTTGGATTAACAACCCTTCGCCTTGGAAAGTAATTTCCCGTGATGATTTCCGGCGCCAGATTCTTGAGGAAAAACTCAAGCGCCCTCTTGCGGCCGGTGAGCTGTGGAAGATGTGGAAGTGGCGCGATGAAAATATCGTCAATGATCGAATGAACTATGCAATGGCTGAAGCCGCTGAATGGAAACGCAACATCATTGTGGCTGACACCAACTTAAAGGAAGGTTTTCGAGTTGACCTTATTTCCCGGCTGCAAGATATGGGATTTGAGGTTGAGGTGAAAGACTTTCCAATAACACTTGAAGAAGCTTGGAAGCGTGATGCTGGTCGAGCTGACGGTGTTGGTCACGATATTATCTACAAGCAGATGGAACAGTGGAACGAATATGTTGGTCGCAAGAAGTATCTTGCAGACACTTCGCTGCCTGCTGCAATCATTTTCGACGTTGATGGTACTCTTGCTCATATGAATGGTAAGCGTGGTGCGTTCGATTGGGATAAAGTCGATCTCGATGATCTCGATTCTGTTGTTGCAGCCATGTTTTGGGGATTTAAAGATGCAGGAATCCGAATGATTGTTATGTCGGGCCGTGATGGTGTGTGCTACGAAAAGACTGCCAAATGGCTTGCCGATAACAACATTTTCTACGATGAAATGTTTATGCGTACCGCAGGTGATATGCGTAAAGATGCTGAAATCAAGGAAGAACTGTTCTGGGCCCATGTTGCTCACAAGTACAACGTAATTGCGGTTGTTGATGACCGACCAGTTATGTGTCGTCGTTGGATGGAACTTGGTTTGAAGGTGTTCAACGTGGGCAACCCGTACAAGGAGTTTTGATATGAAACCAGTTTTGGTTATTTGTGCGTTTTGTGTGTTTCTTACAGGGTGTGTTATATACGATAATGAGATTGAAGCTGCTAGAAAAGCCTGTGAACCTCATGGTGGTGCTGAACTGCATACCCCAACCAGTATAGCAGGCACATACGATGTAATATGTAAAAGTAAAACGAAAATTAAAGGAAATGTGAGATGATGCAAGAGGAACTTTTCCCATTCCCAACTATTTCAGTAATATCTGATATGGTTATAACAACAAACGCACCTTCTGTTGAGTTTCGGAGTGATGTTCATCTTAGGTATGTTAAAACATTCATTGAAATGATGTCTTGTGGTCAAATTCGAGTTTATGATTCGTTTGGTAATGAACTAAAAATAAGGGCTATTTTCTGATAGAAAATGAATAGGTTTGAAGTTATATTACTGTGGTTGGTTTTATTAGCTGTTGTGTTATATAAAATCGTTACTGTAATTTTTGGGGGATAATATGAAAGTCAAATTGTGTCGAGATTGCAAACATTGTATGCCTGAACCAAGAAGTGAATGGACTCTTAGGTGTATGCATCCAGAAGTTAATTCAAAAGATCCCTGGGCCTTGGCTGGTTCCCAACCTCATGGTAGTTCAGCTCAAACAGAACGTTCCTGTAATTGGACTATTATGGGGAGGATGCCTTGTGGTATGCGTGGAGCATTGTGGGAACCAAAATGACAAACCTTGAACATATCAAAGAATTAACGGCAGGCGAGTGTCCCGATTGGGTCTGCGAACAAATTGCCGAAAGTCTTGATCAACGTGATGCAACCATCAAAGCCCTGCGCCGTGAGTTTGCAGACGAGAACTTTCGTGCTAACCAGCTTGAACTTGCATTTGACAAAGCTAAAGAACAACTTGTTGCCTCTCAAGCCCGTGAGCAGCAGTTGCGCGAAGTTTTAGTTGCACTTCTCAGTTTAACCACTGGGGATACTTACAATATTATCCGAAAAACATTAATCCTACCCACCGACGACACCGCTTTGCGGCAGTATGGGGCGAAGCTGTTGAAGGATGCGAAAAATGTATTTACTACTTACGGTAGATATACAGCATCACACATACACCTTCTCCTCAACCACACGGCGGACAAATTGGAACAAAAGAAATGAACGATAAAGAACTGTTGGAACTTGCGGCGAAGGCTGCGGGGTATAGGGTGAATTTAAGTCCTGAAAGCGGATCGTTTTGGTTGTCTATTGATGGTGGAAGGTCTTGGACTGAATGGAACCCCCTCACCGATGATGGTGATGCACTGCGGCTGGCGGTGAAGTTGGGGTTGTGTATAGACACAGCATCCCAATGCCATTGGGGGATGACCACTTACATTTCTGATTTTAGGTGTAAGCAGCAGGGCCTAACAGGATATGGGTCTGAAACTCACGGTATTGACCCCTACGCAGCAACTCGGCGTGCTATTGTCAAGGCCGCTGCTCAAATAGGGAAAGATATGAAATGAACTCGGTGATACTGACTGTCTGTGTTTATATTCTCTGGGGTGGGCAATGTGAAATTACCCGTCAATTTGTTTATCCAACTATGGAAGCCTGCAAATATGACATGAAGGTCACTAATTCAAAGTTGCGTGACGGATACGCAACATGCACAGAAGTAAAGAAATTTGGAGATAAAAATGGAAAATGATTACGTTAAAATTAAAATTGATAGTTGTGAAAATTGTCCGCATATGATAGCAGAGAGACATTATACTTCAGACTCATTTGAACAAGTTTATGATTGGAAATGTGCTGTTGCAAACATGATGCACATTACCTACCATGAGTGGAATGATCCAAAAGTAAAAATTCCCAGCTGGTGCCCTCTACGAAATGAAGGTGAATGATGGAAACTGATATTAAAGAATGTTGCCCATTATGTGACAGAGAACTAGGTCAATATTGGGATGAACATCATTTAATCCCTAAAAGCAAGCGTGGAAAAGAGAAGCATAAAGTGCATGTCATTTGTCACCGCAAAGTTCATTCGTTGTTTTCTGAAAATGAATTGCGAGATTATTACAACACTTGGGCTGCACTCAAATCAAATCCTGACATGCAAAAATTTATCGCTTGGGTTAGAAAGCGCCCAATTAATTATGTTGATTCTAGTAGGAGAGCAAAATGATCACACAACACTATAAAGTTAAGGCAACAAAAGATAATATTGAGAATGGTCGGCCCGGATGTTTCGTTTTTGAGGATAACGATGCTGACGTCCCAAAAGGGTTTATTGACTTTGTATCTGATTGTGAAATGGCAATTATGTTATTTGAACCAGAAGAGTTGAAAGGGTTTGAGTATACGCATATTGCATCTCTTGTTGACTGGGAAACGAGACTACAAGAAATTATCGATAATGATTCTGAAATGAAGGAAGTTTGGGATCAGGTGTGGAAATGACTTACATAAATAAACATACCGACTTAGAATCATTCATAAAGGCACTTCAAGATGCCAATTCTGAGCATTTTCTTTCGCTCAAAGGTGCAGGCAAGTTAGACGTCGGTAAAGCATATTGCCCACCTAATGTGTATGTCAAAAGTAGCACAGGTACTTACGCCCCAGCTCGCGTAAGGTTCGACACATCCCTAGGGATTGTGGTTGAAGAGAAGGAGTAAAACTTGTATAAGATACCAAAAAGGGAAGATTACTTCTTCCGCGATGGGAAATTCTACATGAAAAGTAAGACAGCAAAAGGTATAAGAATTGGTTTATTGTTTAGTTTAGTTCTTTCGTTTATATTTGGAACAAGCACTGTGGGTGGTTACACAACCCCAGGCCTGGTGTTTCCTAAAATGCAAGTTATGATGTATGATACAACTGAGTATGCTTTAACCAAATACATCAACAAAATCAACAAAGATATTTCAAAAGAGGACACACTTCAAATTGTTAAGTCGACAATGCAGTGGTCTAAGGAATTTAATGTTGATCCAGCACTGTTGGTTGCGATACAACAAACAGAATCAAAGTTTGATAAGTATGCAATTAGTTCAGCTGGTGCATTTGGTGTAATGCAAGTGATTCCTAAATGGCATTTAGATAAACTACAACAAGCTAAAAAAGAAACTGGATCTCCAGAATTGTTCAATATTCATACTAATATATACTTAGGAACGAAAGTTCTTAAAGAATGTTTGAAACAATTTAATTTGCAAAGAAATGCACTACTATGTTATAATGGTTCAAATGCAAATCCTAATGGGTACGATGAAAAGGTTATGGCAGCATATAGAAGTATTCGTGAAAATATAAGGGGGTTCAATGGGTGATCTGTTAAAGAAAAGATTTTCGCTACCTAATCAAGAGCGACCAATTTCGTTGCACAATGCAGTTGATGCAGAGGAGTTTGATAAGAAAATTTATCTAAATATTCTTCATGCTAGTCAGCAATTCAGAGATGAGATTGCTGACATTTATTTTGGTCATTCTTTTAAGTACCATTATAATGGTCGAGCAGTTAGGTACGGTGAAGTTATGGGTGTTGAGCCTTCTGAACGAGGGCTTGATTGGTTATTTAAAATGCAAGATGAGTTCAACGTCCCAATTTCTTTAACATTGAACACACTCGAGTCGCATCCCGAAATCGTTTTGGATTCGGAAATTAGAAATCAGTTTGTGGAATATATTAGGTCGTTTTATGAACGTGGCCTTCGTATTTGTACTGTTAGTAATGTGCATTTGATGGCAAGTGGTATTCTACAAGAGAAATTTCCTGAGATGCATTGGAAGAATACAGTTAATCATTTGGTGAGGTCAGCTCAAGAAGTTGCCGACTATGCAGCACTTGGTTACAACACAATTTTACTTGATCGTTCATTGAACAGAAATTTTGATGAATTGATCCAAGTTAAAAAGGTTGCTGATTTGAAAGGTGTTAAGACTTCATTGCTGATGTCTGAGGGTTGCTTACCTTCGTGTCCGTTTAAGTCAGAACATGACCTAACTCAAGCCGATTTACAAACAAACCCACAGTTCAATTATTGGTCTGTTTTGGGTGATTTGTCTTGTAATCGTTGGAGATTCAAAGGATTGCCAATGCCTCGATCTGGAACTGATATTGTGGCCCCGACCAAAGAAATTTTGGACATTCTTTTGAACAACGTTGATGTATTCAAATATTCGAGTCGAATCGCTCCGGGTATGCCTGGTAGAACACCTCCAGTTAGGAATGGTTATGTTTGGGAACTTCATAGTGGATTCGAGGATCAAGTTTTGCAATGCCATTCATTTAAAGAAGTTTATGAAAATGACTTGATTCCTTTCAATGCATGGAAACCAGCACATCATCCTTTTGCATATGGTTTATTGGGTGCAGAAAAATTCACAAAAGAGAATGAACAAGTTTACAGGACTATTTGTGAAAGAAATGAGTTAGTTAAGTTGTGGCTTTCCAAGAAAGGCAATTCATTGGCGGTTGTTCTCAAAACATGTAAGAACCAATGTTGGGATTGTCATGCTTGCGAAAGAGTATTTGGACATGATGACGTTGATTCTCTTGTTGAGGTCAGAAAGCCGACAAGTTCTTATTTGAGGAAAGTTGATTCTTTCCCAATCAAAGTAACAAGGAAGTAAAATGGGTAAGTTTGTATCGACTAAAACATATACTGCTGAAAGAGGATTTGCTGTTGCATATCGTCAATGGCGTGCCGAGTCTCATTGTCGTTTGATTCATGGCTACAGTTTGGGATTTCATCTCGAGTTCGAATGTGATGAAAATGACCTAGATGCAAGAAATTGGTGTGTTGATTTTGGTAGTCTAAAATCATTCAAAGACTTTTTGGAAGATCATTTCGATCATACATGTTTAGTTGCTCAAGATGACCCAGAATTCAAATTGTTTGAGGAAATGCATAACAAGAAATTGATAAAAATGGTTGTGGTTGAGAAAACTGGTTGTGAGGGTCTAGCAAAGTTTCTTTTCGACTATTTGAGAGAAATTTGGATTCCTGATAACGGATACGGTGATAGAGTAAAAGTTCGTAAAGTTGAAGTTCGTGAAACGCCGTCTAATTCGGCAATGTTTTTAGGAGAATGAAATGGGTATTGTTGTAATGAAATTAATTACAGGTGAAGAAGTCATCGCCGGCAGAGAAGAAAATTTAAGTGGAAAGACTGTTTTTACGAAACCTCGAGTGTTTTTGACACAACAAACATCTCAAGGTATTGGGGCAGCACTAGTCCCTTGGATCTGGTCAGCCCCAGATGAAAGTGTCGAATTGAACTCTACCACAATTTTGGCTACAGTAGGTGCATCAAAACAATTAGAAGATTCGTATCTTCAACATACATCAGGAATTGATTTAACCGCAACAAAACTTTGAGGAGAATAAATATGCATAGTGGAGCAGAACAAAAATACGTCGGGGTTGTCGCATATAAGGGTGGTTTTCTTGTAACAACTGGCGAAAGTATGGAAATTGTAACATCGTTGAATCGTGCAATGAAGCTGATGAAAGATTATTTGTTGGCTAATTTGGACGCATCAGACGAGGCAGCAGTAGAATAATATTTGTAAGGGATTAGTACAGCAAACAAACTAATACGCTAAGCTCACAAGTAGTTTTTGTGGAGAGTTCCCGAAGGGGATGACAGCAGGAAAGAATGCAGACTTTTATGATAGGAAAGAAATCATATGACCGATGGAAAGACGTCTATAATCATAACAATGATGACCCTAATCCTGTCAAATATTTAAAAATATTTTCAAGATTTACGAGATTTTAAGTAAAGTAGGCATATATAATATAACACATTTAAAGAGGCACTTATGAAACAACGTCAACTATCAATAAGATTATCACTAGAGCATAATGCTCCCGTGTGGTCTCCTATTGGTGGTACATATGCTAATTTCGGAGATTGCCTATCGTAGAGGGTCCTTGACAAGAATTTGCTGCACAACAAAGGACCCAGTGAAATTCAAATCACTGGGTTTTAAACTAATAGAAACAATAAGTTACGTGGTTCATTGACAAAGAAAGAGAAACTGTTATACTTGATTCATCGATTGAACGAAAGGCAACAAAGTGAAAAGAAATCCAGTAGCCCGCGACTTGCGTACCCCGAAATATCGGATGCGTGTAGTCGGCTCCAAAAAGGGTAAAGGAAGCTTCAAGCGTAAGGCAAAACATCAGTCCGATCAATAAGTTAAATAATTGATTGACAAAAAAGAAAGTTTCGAATATAATGTAGTTTCTGAAGTAAATTTTGATGGATGAAGTCCATCGCATGAGATAAACGTGAGGTATTAATTATGACGTGGCAACGAAAAGTAGGATGGTCTTGTAGGGATTCGCAGACCGTACATTAGAATCCCCGGCTTATGGAGCTCGTAACATAAGTTGATAGAAGGGTAATGTCAGAAGTTCCAGGACATAGCGAGTGTTGGACTTGGGGAGTTATGGTAACGTGGACCATCGATACCCAAGTAAAATAAGATCGAAACGGGCGGATCTGAGGATGGCTTACCCTCTTGTGGGTAAAAAAATTCAGAGATAATTAAGTGGCCTGAACTATGCCTGCAAAGGAGCAGGGGAACAACACAAGAGCCCATTGAAATAGATGGTAATTGTGCCAAGCGAAAGCATCCTAAGACCACTTAATTATCAGCATTCGTAAGAGTGCTTAATGATTTATGCGCACTGTGCAGTGGCGACCAGTCGCCGAACTACTGGGGAACAACTAATGCCGTTGCGCCTTTTAATTATGCTGTTATAGACTGTTATGGAGACAGGGAAGTCTGTAAAACTTTCGCCCCAAGGGCCAGCTGGGTTCGATTCCTAGTAGCAGCACCAGAGCAAGAAAGATTTGTGTTGGCGGTTAAAATCCGACCTTATACAGTTCGTTGCTGATTAATGCCACGGAGCAGACACAAGTCACTAATTTGAGGTTGTCCGGTAGCGTCGCTAAACGTAGCCCGACAATTTGATGTGATGTAATGGCAGCATGGGCTGGGGAGTAGTTTTCTGAAAAGTGTTAGCGCACGAAGTAAGATTATGAAAGCTGGCCTGATCAGGTTCGATTCCTGACATTCTTAACTCAATTCAATTCGGGCTGGTAGTGATAGAGGGCTACACGTCGCACTTGCAATGCGAAGATCGGGGATCGTTACCCCGCTGGTCCACCAAGACGTTATGGGTTTCAAATAGTTAAAACCCTTTGACAGTTTGAAATCTGTCATAAATCAAAAATTCTGCAATATTCTAGCCGGTCAGTCTAGTTCTACTGACAAATCGCGTGACTCGAAAGAGCTGGTGCGACGCGACATACTCACTGAATGTGCCTAGTGTGAGCCCTATTCGCAACAACTTGGAGCAACAAAATGACTACCAAGCGTAAGAACTACAGTTTTTACCGTCGTCAGAATCGCCGCAGGCTGAATCGTTTCCTTGACGGTGGCAACGTGAAAATGCTGGGCCGCTACTGCCGTTTCAACTACGGTGCCGGCGTCTAAAACTTGAGTCGTGGCAAGTATAGCCCACGAACGGTAGTGGAACCCGAGTGCGACCCAAGAAGGTCGCGGCGTGAATGAGCATCCTGGACTAACAAGGGAATGCAAGGAAACCACAGGCGCCGCCGCGTCACTTAGTGTAGGAGGGCTTGCTTGCTCCCGCCCATCAGTGCTTGATGGAGATATGCAGGAATGATTTACAGGAAGTCTTCTTTCTGGACGATATGTGTCGGTGACGAATTCCGACTTAACGACTGTGCGGTGATACCTTGGCCGGAGTAACTGTGCAGAGACGCTCGAGCGAGCAGATTCGTGATAGAAATGACCTAGCCAGTCGGTCCTGATGTAAACTCAGGGTTGTCCAGTAAGAAGATTTGTTGATCGTTTGCTGGTGACATAGGAAACCAGACAAGGTACGAAGTTGTATTTTGGCTATTGCGGTAACAGTAGATGGTTAAAAATCTGAACGTTGTATTGTGATCTTTACCGAGCGCACTTTATAACGAGTGGTATTAGCATTGAGGAGGATGCGCCGGCGCTAAGCTGGAGACAAGGGTTCGATTCCCTTATACTGTGTTTCAGACAATAGCCAAAATACAATTTTGTTTTAGAATTTATGGGCAGCTTGATGTCCATTAAAGATAAGCGTAGTGATACGCCCAAGGC